AGCCATCCGAGATACTGAGGGGTGTCCGCAATTCCGTAGTTCCGCCAGTCCTTATGCGTGGCCTCCAAGGTCCGTATCTGCTCGGCGATGACCTCCTGCTGATTGGCTTCGGCGACCGGGGCCACCTGACCTTTCAGTTCGTCAAGCTCGGCGCGCTGCGCTTTCAGGACCCTGATGAGTGGACCGGCGACCTCGGGATAATCCCGTTCGAGGTTGGCGATTTCTTCATCAAGCGCCGCTTGGGCGTCAGTGCGTTCCTTCTCGGCTCCGGGTTGCTCCGTCTGCGGCTGGGCGGCAGCGGTGCGTTGGAGCGCGTTGAGCTGACGTTGGAGGCCGCTCGCTCGGCGCCTTGAACCTTCATCGCTTGCACGAAGCCGGTTCAACTCCTCTGCCATCTTGTCGCGGGCGGCAATCTGCGCAGGGGAAGCATTGGCCCAAGGATCGGGAGCCTCTTCACCGGCCGCGGGCTCGTCGCCAGAGGCATCGGCGGGCGGGTCGGTTTCGTCGCCCTGTGAGGGGGAGGCATTCGCCTCACGCTCGGCGCCGTCCTGACCGGCTTCGTCGTCGCCCAGGTCCGCTTCGTCATCCTTGGGGGCTGGATCATCCCCCGGAGGGGTTTTGCCGGCCGCGAAGGCTTCAAATGCAGACGCGAAGGCGTCGTTGCCGCCATCATCTACGCCCGAATTGGGGTCCTGTCCAGATTGGTCGCGCTCAGCCATAGTTCGTCGTCTCCACTTGGGGTCGGGGGGTCGGTTCGGCCTTCTCGATCTGCTCGCGCAGAATAAAGATGATGCCGCGTAATTGATCGGCGCGCGAGGGGGAAACGCTGAAGGATTCAAGCTCCTCCTGCGCTTTTGCGATCTGCTCTTCGTTCCACCGCTTCAGGATGATCCAATCGGCGCTCAGTCGGTTGAAGCCACGCTCCATCAGGCTTCAACCGAACCGGCGGAGATGAAGCCGCCCGAGCCGGTGGGCTTCTCGCCGCGGGCGGCGGCGCGCTCCGCATTAAGCCGTTCGGCGCCAAGCTCGCCGGCAAACATGCGCTCCTTCGATCCGATGTCCATTTCCTTGGACTGAAGAAGCGCCTGAAGCTCGTCCAGCTTCATGTTGCGCTGCTCGGCCAGCTTTATCATCTCGGTCTCGCGGTTCATCTGCGCGATCTGGAGTTGCGTCTGGCCTTCCAGCTTGGTGCGCTCCAGCGCCATCTGCGCGGCGATGACCTGCGGCGCCTCCGGCTGCTCCTGGGCGGCCTCGGCCTGCGCCTTTATCGCCTTCTCCCAATCGTCCTTCGACACCATGATCTCGTCAGGCTGGATCATCATGGCTTTGAGCGTGTTGCGATAGGTTTCCCATGGCTTGAGCATCAGCGCCAAGGTCGGGTGCTGGGTGTGGTTGGTCGCCACCGCCATCAGCATCTGGCTCTGGATTTCGCGCACCAGCAGGACGGACGTGCCGCGGGCATCGATCGACATGTCGCCCTTGATGTCCTCGCGCTTGTTGTGCTGCATGTTCCAGTCGTAGAGGCGGCGCATCGAGGGCGCGGTGATGCCGTCATCCCACGATTTGACCACCGAACGGAACGTGACATTGAAGCCCATCGCCATGATGTTCGAGGCGGTGGCAGTAACGTTCGGATTGTCCGTCACCTCACCTTCGGATTGGACCGGCAGGGCCGTCTCGTCGTCAATGAACTGCCTGGCGGTGCTGACGATCGACATGATCTCTGCCACGGCGTTCGGGATATTGAAGACCTCGAACGCCTGCTGGCCGGCCGCCGCACCCTTCTTGCGCCACCACAGTTTGCGCGGGCTCACGTCCCAAGAATGATTGGCAGGCTCGATGGAATCGCGATCGACCACGATCTGCGGCCCGGTGGACAGTCCGGCATTGTCCATCATCATGCGCCAGCCGGCATTAAGCGCGGCTTGGCTGTCTTCCATGATGTCGGGGATGCCGACGCCGAACATGTCCGCTTCGCTCGGCTCGAACGGCGCGACCGAATAGAGCGATTCCTGGCTGTCGAGCGGGTATTCCGGGGCGATCTTCAGAAGCTCGCCCTCGCAGAAATAGCAGATCACCTTCAGTTCGACCAACGGGTCCTCATTGTCCCGGTAATAGGCTGCATCCTCGTATTCGCCCATCGCTTGGAGCATCGTCACGATCTCCTCGCTTTCGAGCGGGCCATGATATTCCCAGCCAACATAACGGCCCTTCAGGGATTCCCCTGTGCCGCTGATCGAACGCAGGTCAGAAAGATAGGACATGCCCTTGGCCGTGGCGCCGCGGTCGGCCTTCTCGTTCAGCAGCCGCCGCACGGCATCCTTGTTGAATCCGCCTTCACGCGCGAGCTGGCGCAGGTCCTTCTTGGACCACAGGTGGCGCTCGAACTCGAACTCCTCCTCGCCCTTCTTGCGCGCCGACATGTCAGGGAAATAGGACCAAGGATCGACGCGCTTGAAGATCGGCGCCGGGTCGGCCTCACGCTCATAGACATGCCTGGTATATGGCTCGCCAGCGTCGTTCCGCTCCTCTTTCGGCACCCACCGACCGCGCGTGCGCTCCGATGCCAGCGGCCCCTTGATGATCGCGGTGCCGAGTCGGACGAAATCGAAGATGGAATCGCGGCCCTCGGCCTGGAACTGGCATTCGATCAACTGATCGTCCATCACCTCCAGCATCGCATCGGCGCGCTTCTTCGCCTCCTCGATCTCGGCGGCAAGCCGCTTGGCCTGTAGCGCAATCTCATCGGCGCGCTCGGCCGAAGCCGCCGCCGCCGCCGCCGCTTGGGCCGCCTGCTGCTCGTCGCCCTGCTCTGCTGCCTGCGCTGCGGCGGCCTGCTGCTCGTTCGCCTGCTCGACCAGGGCCATCGCCTGCTCGACAACCTCTTTGCTGGCCTTGGTCAGCGACGGGATCGGCGTGGGCTGGATGCCATAATTGCGATCGTCGGTCGGGTAGATCAAGCTTTCGAGCCTGCCTTTCCAGCTATTCGTCTTCTTGCGGGTGATCTTGACGAAGGCTCGGCTCTTTTTAGCGTCGATCAGCTCCTGCTCGGTGTCGGAATCGTAGCGGCCGTGGAACTGGCGAAGGTTCTTGATCCAGCGCTGCTCGGTCGGCCCCTTGGCCGCCACCTGCTCGTCGGCCAACTTCTCCAGCCGGTTGACGATCTCTCGAAGCTTTTCCTCGATCTGAGCCCGCTCTTCCTCGGTCGGACGCACAGCGCCTGCGCCGATGACGAATGTTGTGGGATCGGGAACGGAGCCAGCCGCGATGATGGCGATTGATGAAGTGTCCATTGCCATATCCCCTAATAGCCCATGCGGGAGTCCCCGCCCGCGCGCTGCATCGAACTGCCCATGTCAGCGGGCTTTGCCACCGCTACCGCCATGCCGGATCGCTCCAGATAGCGCGTGTCGTCCATCAAGTGGTCGTTTTTCTTGATGACGGCGCCCTTCTCGTCGCGCCGATAGAGCCGGTATTCGCCCAGCCAGCTTTGCAGGTGCGACATCACCTTCAGCCGGCCGGTCTCCAAGCGCGCCCACACATCGTAAAGACCAGCCTCCACGGCATTGTCGGCCTTGGTGAGATTGAGTCCGAGCTGCTCGTAGGTTTCCATGAGGCGCTGGCCGTCATGCTGCGAGCGTCCGCGAGCGGCAGGGTCGATGACGCCGGGAATCCACTTCCCGCGCGCCTTGATCGCCTCGGCATGAATGCTCGGGACCTGCTGGCCGGCATAGTATTCGCTGTAGAGGTAGCCGACGCCGGTTTCCGGGTCCCATGCCTCCCACAGCGCCGCTGTCCGATTCCAGCCCACGTCGAGCGCATAGGCGCGCTTCCAGTGCGGCGGGATGGGAAAGGGGGAGACCGTGATCTGACTTTCGGGGATCGGGTAGATTGCCCCGGCGCCAAGCGAGGGTGTGCCCTTGGATCGCGCGTCGCGCAGATATGGCGGCGTGCGCTCCAGCAAATCTCGCTTTGTGTCTGCGTCGAGGTGCGGGACATCGTCCCAGCCTGCGGTGGTTAGCCATGCTGAAGGGGAAATCTCAGGCATGGCTATTAGATCGGCTGGCGGATGGGGGTTCCGCCTGGCGGGTAATAGCCGCCACCATCGACATCAGGATCACCTGGGCCGGGAATATGAATTGATCCGAGCGAGTGACGGCCATATTCCGCGCCGATCTGAGCGGCGGCGATATCGAGCGTGGCGACGTAGGGCGGCGGCGCCGCGTCATCTATGCCATCACGGTCGGCGTCGGTGTAATATATCCCGTATTCTCGCGCATCGGGGTCGATGTTCGGCACAACGATATTGCCAGCCGCGATCGCCCGCGACAGGCCGTCCGGATATTTTCGCGTATGTGGCAGGACATATATCGTCGCGGTGTCGTCGCCATTGTCTGATGCGGAA